ATCAGCCAGACCTTCTGAGCCACTGGCAGCGTCGAGATGTTGCTCTCCTGAATGCCTGGTAGCCTCTCACCGTTCTTGATCGCTGTCTCGATAATGTAGCGATAGAGGGCAGGGTTGCCTGTCGAGTTGGCCTCTTTGTCGACAGCAGGCAAAGCGAACACCGACACATCGAGGTAATCGGTGCGGAACTCGTACCGGATGTCAGCCAGCTCGCCAACCTGAGGGGTGGTCTGGTCTTGAATTGGAAGCCCTGGATCGAATGAGTTGCCACCGATGGTGACTGTGGCTTCGGAATAGGGGCCGTCTTCTCTGATGCTGTACTTGGCGCCCAGGGCCACCCATTGGGCTGAGGCTATCCGGAGGGTATTCTTGTCCCCCCGGAAGACCAACTGAATCACCCGGCCGCTGCCGTTGTTATCGTAGGCACGGCTGACCTCGATGTATTCTCCGGCCGTCGGATTTGGGATGCCTTGGATCGTTGCCATGTTATTCGACAGCCTGAGCTGTTCTGCCTGTGTTTACCCGAATCGCCCTGGTCTCGTTTGTCTGCATCTTGATCTGACCGACCATGGTGTTGACCCAGCCCGGGGCAGCTGGCTCGGTGAACATTGCGGTCTCCCGTTTGGCTCGAGAGTTGATAACACCGACTGCGCCACGTTCCAGTGGTAAAGCTTCAAAGCGGCGATCAGCCTCTGTTGATGGCGCAAAGGCTTCTTGTATGCCTGCCTTAACAATAGATCCTTTACCCATCAGCATCTGAAAAATGCCTTCCATGCCGTCTTTTAGGTCTTCGGTGTCCTTTGCAGCCCTCTCGGTTGCGTCGGCCCAAAAGCCGACCGTTGGAATAGCTGAGACAAGAAGCTGCCTCTTCATTTCATCAATGCGGTCGGCCATCTTTCCGACTGCATCAATCTGTTCTTTTGTGATGAGATTGATTGGCCCAAGATCCTTTATCTTGGACATAGCACCTGCAGCCTTGAATGCCTTCTCACCCAGGATGGCGATCATTGCGGCCTGCGTCTGAGCGCTCTTTCCTGAGTCTTGGTGCGCTTGACCCATCCGCTCAATCAGCTCGATGTTGGACAGGCTTTTGTCGTTCAGCTCGGCCACAGACAGGCCGAGTGCCTGGAAGTATTCCCGGGCTTTGCCGCCCTCCTCGATAGCCTTCAGGCGCTCTTGGCTGACTTTGGTAATCGACTTGGCCATGGCCTCGAATGAGACGCCTGTCTGGCCTGCCAGCACCTGAAGGCGCTGCACGTCGTCGGTGCTGATGTTGAGCTGCTCCGAGAGGTCGCCAATGGCGTCGGCTGTCTCGATCACCTTGGAAGCAAAGGCGCCGATTGCAGCCACTGATAGGGCGCCACCGAGTTGAGCGCCGACACTTGACCTGAATTTGTCGGTCATGCTGGTGGCTCGTTTGAGGCCGCCCTCAAATGAGCTGCCGTCCAGGCCCAGCTTTGCAATGAGTGAGAAGATGGCCATTTCAGTTCCTGATTGTGCTTTGTTCCTGAGCGTAGCGCCAGAGGGCATCCTGCTCATTGCTCCAGAGCTCGACCTGGCCGTTCATCTCGGCGTGCGTTAGGAACAGCCGTTCTGCATCAATGACAGGCATATTGATCACCGTGATCTCGTCGAATCCAATGCTGACTAGGCCGACCAGGATCCGTTCCGGCCAAGGCATGGTTGCCGAACGCTGGCCAGATCCAGGACGGCGCAACACCTCCGGGCAGTCTGACTGGTTGGTTATCCATTCCTGAACCGATTGGCACTGTTTGATAAGATCAGCCTTCTTAACCTTCTGGCGCATGATCCGCAGCGGCAACCACCGCAGCCAGGAGCGCATCGTCTTGACCGATTCATAGATCGGTTGGCTGCAGACAACAGCCACCTCGACAAGAGCTTGGGCCGACGCGTTGCCACCATAGACAAATGGTGAACCCATCCGATGCAGCAGCAGGGCATGGCCAACACTAAAAGGCACCAGGCGAAGCCCCATCACAATGGGACAAGGCTTCGATGTAGCGTTTAGGATGTCGGCCAGGGCGGTCACAGGTTGGTGGCCGCGCCAGCGCTGATCGCCGGGAAGCGCTTGAGAGTGATCGTCCCGGTGGCTTTGCCGGTCTGGGTGGTCTTGATTGAACCACCGCCGGCATAGATCCATCGACCACCGCTGCCGGTGTTGATGGCGTCGGCATAACCTGCGACATTGATCACTGGAGCGTTGGTGATCGCAACAGTCCCGTTGCCTTGAGGCAACGAGCATCCGTAGAGACGCTCGTTAAGTGCAGTGGCTGCCGTGGCATTCGTTCCAACAGGAACGAAATTGACGGTCAGGGTCAGGCGGTTGTTGTAGGCAATGTGGCCGACCACCTCGCCGTTGTTATTTCGCACCTCCTCGGTGTCGCATTCGCCGGTGATGTCGTAACTTTCGATCTCGGGCGAGATGTAGCCGGTGACAATGAGGGCGCCGGCGGCGTCGTACATTGCCAAGGTCGCCGGTGATCCAAAGAGATATTTATTTCCGTGTACGTTAGCCATAGGTGTCTGAGGTTAGATGGTTGCGCTGCAGTAAAGGGTGAAGGTCCTGGTGAACGTCCTGGACCGATTAGAGATTGAGGCAGCCCCAAAGTCCAGAGGGGCGGCGAACTGGGCCGTAAACGGGCCGCTGGCGTCGTTTGATGGCGCGTCCAGGGCAGAGGCGCCGGACTCGTCAAAGAGCGGCAGGATCCGATTGTCGAGCACCTGCACGGTGGTCAGGACATCGGCCTCGTCGGTGTCGTCTGCAGATAACTGCAGCTCGACAGCGATCTCCAGCTCGCAGGTCAAGTCGGTGCGTTGCACAGGCCTGGCCGAGTTGGTCGAGACAACTAGGCGCGGGAAGTTGGGCATGACGTCCTGCTCGTCGGGGTCGTCGTATAGGCCGCGGCTGTAGGATGTCAGGCAGGTCGGTGTACCGGCACCGGCGGCCGACCAGTCGGCGGCTGCCAGGTAGTCAGCCACAGCTTTCTCAGCTCTTAGGGCAACGGCGTTCATTTGATGGCGATCCCGTTATCTTCGAGCACCTTGCCGTTTTGCAACATGGCCTCGGTCATGTGGTTGGTCAGCTCGGCCAGCTCGTCGTCCATGGCCTTCTGCATGGCCTGGTTGTAGATCATTGCCACCCGGTTGTACTGGTTGTCAGCCACACCGGCAGTCATCACCACCGAGGCCGTCGGGTTGAAGCCTGGCACGGCCTGGATTCCTCGGGCCTTGGTGCCCTTGTGAACGGCCACGTTCTCCTCGGGCAGGCCGTATTGGTTGGCCAATGAGACCAGGGCGGCATTGGTCTTCTTCGGCGCCTTGTAGCCTGCAGGCTTTGACAGAGGCTTCCATTTCGGGCTCTGGAACTGAGTGAAGCCCTTGTTGTAGATCCGGATGATCTTTACCACACCGGAGCGGAGGTAACCGACTGATCCAATAGCCTTCCGCATCAAAGCAGAGGCTGCTGCCTTCATCTCCTCGCCGTAGAGGCCATGGCGTCCAGCCTTGGCTTCCTTCGACTGGACGATCAGGTGAACCCGGCGAAGCAGGCGGGACTTGCCGATGCGTTTGCCGGTCTTCTTGGACTTCCGATTGATGTTTCCCAGCGGTGTGCCGAGGTAGTCGGCAATGCGGCGCCGTTCTTGTCCTGGGCTCTTAGGCGGCACCAGGACGAACAGCCGCACCATTAGGTAAAAGAACCGGGAGTTAACTGCCTTGTGAAGGTCTCGGCTCGTCTGGGTCAGATACTGCTTCATGGCAGCATCGAACCGACTGGAGTCGACCGTCATGTTGACGACAGGTCTCACCGGGTCTTGGCTCCTAGTTCGAGGCTGTAGTAAGCGCCGGAGGCATCGACCCGGCAGGACAGAATCCGCAGGGTGCGTCCCTGGTAGACCAGCGTGCGGCCGACCACCGGCCTGGGCTTGCAGAAGGTCAGTGCGATGCGGTCGGTGTTTTCCTGCAGCAGATAGTAGCCGTCCTCCTTGAGCAGCCGGGAAAACTCGGTGCCCTGGTCGAGGGTGTACAGCGTGGTATCCATCGTGACCAGGGTGCTGTCCCAGGTCTTCCAGTCGGAGAACTTGACCAGAATCCTCGATGCCACGTTGTCCTGGAAGCCACCGGGCACTGGTGTGTTGGCATCGGTGACCATGGCCGGGATGCACCGGATCGACGAGCCTTCCCAGATAAACATCGGCGCCCCAAGCATCTGCTGGAGCACAGTCATGCCCTGCTGGAGACTTGAGCCGATGATGGTCACGGTGTGGTAAAGAAGATTCCGGTCACGATCAATCGAGACGTAGCATTGACGTGCTGCGTTAATTGCAGCGCGTCCCCGTTCTCGTAGTGCGTTAACTGTGCGTAGTTGGTGCCAGCCTGGATGTAGCCTTGGATATCGGTTTTGGCAGCAGAAGCCAGGTTGTCGGCCCAGAACTCTACCGACCCGGAATAGGTCGATGTGGCTGGCAGACTTAGCCTCAGCTCTCCTGAGGCAGCACCGGAGGCCGCGGTGACGGTCAGATCCACCGTAAACCAGCGCAGATTGCCAATCTCAGTGTACCGCGCGGTGTTGACCGTTACTGTGAAGGTCCGGCCACCACCCGCATCGGTCAAAGTCGGCACATAGGCAGTCGCAGAGTTGAGCGCCGAAATATCGGTGTAAAGCTCGGTGAAGTTGTCGTTGAGCTTCTGCCCGGCGCCCCGGAGGGTGTCCCCAGTGTTGTCGTTGGCGATTGCTCCGATGTTGATGATTTGTTGGGCCATATCAGTTCTTCGGTAGTGCGTACCAACCTTCTGCGAGCGTTATACGGTTCTTGGAGCGCACAGGAGCGCCGTCCGCACCTTTGACCCAGACGCGAGCCTTAACGCTCTCAGCAAGGCGCACAGGCTCGCCGTGGGGCACATAGACCACACGGGTCTGACAGCCACAGCTAGACGCCAGACTTATCAATGCGATCCAGCAGCTTTTGCTTAAGCTCGGGGTCGGGTTTGGCATCTTCGGCGGTGGGTTGTGTTTTGGCCAGGCCGGTCAGCCATTTTAGGATGGCTGTCACGATCTGCTCGATTACGTTCATTCAGCCTTCTTCTCGGCGTCCTTGGCCCAGATCAAGCCGATGCCAGCGGTGACGGCGGCAATGGTCGCAGTGATGTCCAGATGGGTGGTCGGATCACCGTCGAAGAGGGCTTTGAGAGCCCCGCCAACAGCGATGAGTATGGCACCGATGCCGGCGAGCGTGGTCTTGGTGTTTTTCATTTTGATCGGAATAAGCGATATGCACCGTAGATAGCGCAGAGTAAGCCAATCACGGCGGTGATAAGTCGAACGATGTCGGTGAGCCAGGGGATAAACGAAACAGCGGTGGCCGCTGCTGCGCCGCCCATGGAGGCGATCATCTGATTTGTGTCACCGCCGTGATTGGAGTTCATTTACTCGGATGCTTTGGGTTGGGCTGCTGCGAGGATGATGTCGGCCAAAGGAACGCCGACCTTGGCGTTCTGGTAGCCACCGGCCTTGATGGCGATGTCGATGAGTTGGAGCAGGCTATTGGTCTGCTCCTGAGTCAGTTCGATCTTGATCATGCGGCGGGAGCATCGGCAACAACGACAGGCTCGGCAACAACAACCGGCGCAGGCGGAACCCACGGCAGCGGCAGCACAACAACCGGCGGGTTGATCTGCGCTTCGATCTGCGCGGTGACGTTGGCCTCAATCGCGGTCTGATCGACTCCGTTCTGATAGCACCAGTCCAGCACCTGCTGCTGCGTCAAATCAGGATACGGCGTGAAGCTGCCAGTCGGCGGAGCGAATGAGCAGCTACCGTAGCAGGTGCCGCTGTAGGTCTTCTCGTCGTCGCCGGTGCCGGTGGTTTCGGTGCCGTTGCAACGCCAGTCGGCGGTGATGACGACATCGGAGTAGGTGCCTTCGTCTTTGCGGACGAGAAGGCGTTCGATGAGCCAGAGGATGGTCATAAATTAGGCTTTCTTGAGAGCGTTGACTTCGGAAGCGAGTTCTTGGATGGCGGCGACAAGAATCGGAACCACTCGGGACATATCGACTCCCTGCGGCTTAATGCTGCCGTCTTCATTGAGTGCATCCTTCTCACCGCTGACAGCAGCCGGAACAACTTCTGCAAGTTCGTGAGCGATAAAACCTTCGCCATTCGAGCCGTCAGCTTTCCACTTGTAGATCGAAGGCTTCAGAGCGGAAACGCGAGCCAGTCCTCCGGTGAGAAGCTGAACAGATTCCTTCAGTCGATAATCTGAAGTGCTGTTGAAGGTACACGCAGAAGCCGTTACCGAGATATTGCCAACAGCAGAGTTTGCTTTGTAGAAATTAAGAGCCGCACCATCGGTTCCATCTCGACGGAAATAACCGCAGGTTCCGTTGTCGATTTTTGAAGCAATGTATGCATTGTTGCCAGAACCATTGATTGAGAATCCACTGGACGTTGTTGCAGCACCCACGTTTGGGGCAGTAGTAGTTCCGACCAATAACACCCCCGACGCATCCAGCGTCATCGCCTGCGTGTATGTGATTACGTTGCCAGCGGTGCCGGAGGGGGCGATGAACCACGAATGAACCGACGAAGCGCGATAGAGTGAAGCGGTGTCAGTTTGCAGGTATTTGTAAGCACCCGCCCCGCTGTTGTATGAATTGAAAGAAAGCTCAATGTTTCCTGAAGAGCTTTGTGCCAACGAACCATAAGCCCCAAACTGAATAGCTTTTGCTCCAGCCACCCACGCACTCGGCGTAACTCCGATGCCGACGTTGCCGGAGGAGTCGATGCGAGCGCGTTCAGTTCCATTGGTTCTAAACGTAAGAGGATTTGCTCCGCTGACAGCGATATCGCCTCCACCTCCACTGTTCGACAGATCAAAATTGATCGAATTGGCAAGCAGTCGCAGCTTCGCGCCATTCGTTTCATCCTGCATTATTGCAGTAGCCGTTGCGTTATTTCCAGTAACATACAACGGAACAGTCGGACTCGCCGTCCCAATACCCACCCGATTGTTCGTCGAATCCACCTTCAGCGTGCTGGTGTCCACCGTCAGGTCGCCGGTGATGGTGGCGCTGGCGAGCGTGGCGGTGCCGCCTGCGCCGAGGAGTTGATTGATTGTCGACTTTTTGGTCGTGCCGCTGGCGGCCATTGACGTATCGGAGACATCGACGATCACCAACGGGTCGGCCGTTGGATCAACTGTTGAGATAGCCGTTAAGGCCGTAATTTTTGAGTCTGCCATATCAGTAAACGGTAAGGATGAACTTGTCGGAGTTTTCGGTTAGTAAAAGGTCGGTGCCGTCTTCCAAAGCGATTCGGTCGTAGGTGCCGAACGACAAAACGATCTTGCCGGAGGCATCTTCTTGCAGGACGAAGAATTCGTCCTCCTGGAGCATATCGCGCCGCAGGATCGGCATATCGAAGCCACCGGCCTCGCCGGATGGCGCTCGATTGGTTCCGATGCCTATGCCGAGTCTCATGTCTTAGAAGGTGCGAGCCAGGAATGCCCCAGCCTTGCCAGAAGCCAGTTGAAAGCCGGTGATGTCACCGCACAGCGGGAAGCCAGCCGGCAGGGTGATGCCGGTCCAAGTCCCAGAGATCCCGGTGCCTGTGATCGAGGTGAAGACGGTCGGCTCAGCCGGAATCACGGCCGAGAAGTTGCCAGTCTGGGCAGCCGTGGTGGTCACCGGGAAGAATCCCTGGCGCCCCATGCTGTATTCCATCGAGATGTCTGCTTGAACGGCCATTTTTTGTCTTGGTTAGAGGGGAGGCCACCGGAACTTTCCAGCAGCCTCCCCAATTTCGGTTGGTTAACCTCTGCGAACTTTCGGTGCCAGGGCTCCCTGTATCCACAGGATGAGCTTGCCTCCTTCGGGAACGGTCGCGGTGTTGAAGCCTTCGCGCTGGAGCGTCGGGTCGACTTCGGGACCAGAAACGAGCTT